AAGCGCATTCAGGAAGGTGGACTAAAAACACTCAACTGGAGCTGCTCGATCAGCTTTACGCTCAGCGCGGCACCGTCGAGGTCCGCTACGAGCGGGCCAGCGGCAAGGCGCCACGGCTCTATCGCCATGGCCAGGCACGGTGGAGACCCTTCCGGCCCCGGCCCCCGCTTGACATCACTGTGATATCCGCGTAAGATGAGGGTGTTTTTGGATAAACCTGGAGATCTGGAGATGATCGATGAAAACAATTTCCCCCCACCCACGACCCCTCTCTCGGCACCGAGCTACCCCCCGCCGCTCGGCAACCGGGAGCTGCAGCAAGCCATCAACGACACCTTCAATATGCTGCGCCAGCCCGAGCCCAACGATTACGGGCTACTCAGAAAACACCTCAACACCCTGCTGGACATCCAACTGGAACGTGCGAGACGGGAGCAACCTCGATGAGAAAAGGCTACAAAGAAACCTTGCCCAAAGGCACCCATGACACCGAGGGCGCCCCCATCTGGGGCGCACCGGCCCCCACACCCGAAAAGAAGAGAAGCCAGCGAGAAGAAGACCGCCTTGCGGCGTTCAGGCGCAATTCCGAGAAAGAGGTGCCCTGGCAGGCGAACTTCCGCATGGCCGGCTGCGGGGTCGGGGGTTACACCTGGATGAACTTCGAGGGCCTGTACAAGGGCTTCAGGCAGCGCCTGCTGGCCGATCCGGCCTTCGAGCACCAGGTGCTCGAAATGATCCTTGAGCGCATCATGAGCGAGATGTATGTACCACTCAACCACCGCCCGCAGGCGGGGCTCAAGCTGTCAATCGTGCGCAAGCCGGTGGCCAAGGAGGAGTAGCCGTGGATGTCCCGACCCCTACCAATGAGATGCTGCACAAGGCGATGATCCACCTGGCTCTGGCCGTAAATCAGCTTGCCGACGCGCTTCAGGCCCAGGACGATCTGCGAACCGCAGGACCCCTCGACAGGTGCCGCCACCAGATCAACAACACACACCGTCAACTGGTCTTCGAAGACCCTGGAGAGGAGTAAAAAAGATGGTACGCAGACGCCCTGTAGTAATCCTGGTAGCATCGATCATCGCTGGCGCCTCCTTGGCCTCCATGACCCCGGGGGACCTCGATGATCGGGTGGTGGAGGGGATCTATTCCCTGGCGACAAAGCTGTTCCAGGTCGTCCCCCTCGACTCTGTAGTGCCTGAGGAGTGAAAAAGACGCTCCTCCTCCTGGCGTCTTTCCTCGTCGCGGGCTGTATTTCAGTCGAAACTCGCGGCGAGGTTCTTATTGATGCCAAAAATGCTAGAATCTCAATAGGTTCCACGCTATTGAGGGGTAGCACTATGGCAACACCAATTCCGCTGTCAAGTTCGATCGGTGGGGCGCCGGTCTATCTGTCAGACGCCACACTGCCGGGGGCATTGATCCACGAGAACCCGGCAGATTCGGGAGAAAACCATCTGGTAGTCGATATCCTGGTGGTCAATCCCAACTCCACGACAATCACGCTGTGGGCAAGCACCCAGGGGACGGGGATTACGCCTCCTGCGGCAAAAACGCAGTCTGAGATGGTGAGGATCGACATTCCGCCCACATCAGAAGGCAACGAGCCGCGGCTGTTCTATACCCCATTCATTTTGTCGCCTGGGTACGGGTATTACATATCAACTACGATTTTGGAGGGCCAGGAGCCTGCTTACCTCATTGGGTACGCCGAGACCTTCCCGGCAGCCGGTGTGCTGGGCTATGGAGGATTGATACGCCGCGCCGACAGCACTCCTGTCGCTTCTATCCCCGCAGGGACCTGGATCACGTTGGATTTTGAAGAGGGGTCGGTTACCGTCCCCGTGAACCTCACTCAGGAGCCGGGAAATAACAGGATTTCACTCGGGGCACCCGGGCTGTGGTTTGTTAGCGCATACGGCACCTTTACCGCAGACAAAACCGGGGGTGCCGATCGGTCCATCTTCACCCGGTTCTATAACGAGACCGATGGGGCGCCGATCACCCAGCAGCCTTTCCCGGCTTTCGTCGAAGACGGAAGCAATAACGCCCTGTGGTCGTATACCTCGCTAATCGAGGTGCCAGAGGCGTTGGTAGGGAAGTATATCCGCCAGGAGTTCGGGGGGTCTGCCAGTGCGTTTTCAAATGTAATTTTTCACAAACTGGGGCAGACCTTTATCCGGATTGCCCCCGCGATAGGAGCATAGTTATGAACATAAAAGCCATTCTTGAATGGGCCATAATCGCCTCCATTTTGCTGCTTTTCTTCTATTGGGTCGCGTACAGCCGGCCCGCCCAGGCCCAGGACTACGGGTACGACGAGGGATACCAGGCCGGAGGGGAACCCGAGTATTGGAGTGATGTCCAGCAGCAGCCCCAGATGATTATCTATCGGGATCGGGGGTATGGCAGGGACCGGCAGCCGGAATATTGGAGTGACATCCAGCAGCAGCCGGATATGATCATCTACCCGGGGCGCGGCAGGTTCAGCAGGCATTGAACCCCGCCCTTAATCCTGTCGTCAATGAAATGCTGCGGCGCCAGATGGCGCTGCAGTGCATTGACGACTATGCCAACTACATGGCATCCAGCAACCACCTGGACTTCCTCCACGCGCCGGCCAAACACCACCGGCTGATCACCCGGGCGATGGATCTGCTCCTGACCCCGCTGGATGCCCCCGAGCACCCCAAGGACCGGTGGGGAGATCCTGTCACCAAGCTCCTGCTCACAGCCCCTCCGGGCTCGGCTAAGAGCACCTACTGCACAGTGCAGCTCCCGACCTACTATCTGGCTAAATATCCCACCAGGCACGTTCTGTGCTCGTCCAACGTGGGTGATCTGGCTGAATCGTTCTCCCGGCGCCGCCGCTCGGCCTGCATGGCCCAGGAGTGGCAGAATCTCTCCCAGACCACCCTGGACCCCAACGCCAGCGGCATCCAGCGGTTCTACTCGCTCGAAGGCGGATCGATCATGGCCGCGGGTGCCGGCAAAACCATTGTTGGTATCCGCTCGAACCTCAATATCTGCGATGACCCCATCGAATCCTGGGAGCAGGCCCAGTCCGAGGGCCAGCTATCCAAGCTGTGGGACTGGTATGAGGGCGAGTACCGCAACCGCCAGCACGGTATCGACGGTGCGCTGGAGATCCTCATGCACCAGCGGTGGAGCCGCAACGATCTGGCCGGGGTGTTGCTGCGCATGATCGACAGCGGCGAGGAACGGGGGTGGATGGTAATCAATCTACCTACTATCATCGAAAACGAGTCCCAGTTGCCGGACCCGGTGGGGCGCAAGATGGGGGAGCGGCTTTGGCCGGAAAATCCTGCCTTTCAGAACAAGAAACTGAGTGAATTGCAGCGCGATCCGGCCAAATGGGCCGCGCTCTATCAGCAACACCCCCTCGACGAGGAGGGAGGTTGGGTGGGTCCTGAGTACATCCACGTAATCACCCCCGAAGAGTGGGCGGAACGCAAAAAGAAAGAGGAATTTCGCTACCTGGCTGCGGGAGATCTGGCGCTGTCGGTCAATAAAGGCGATTGGACGGTACTGATCATCGCCGCGGTGGACTACAAAAGGGATTTGGTAATAACGCACATGACACGGTGGAGAAAGTCCATTGAAGAGACCGTGCAAAAGGTGTATGAGATCTCCACCGAGTACCCTTTAACGGGGTGGATGTTCGATGACGACAACCAGACCAAGGTATACACCCGGTTTCACTATGAATACGCACGATCGAACCAGATAACCCCGGTCAGCATTGATTTAATGCCAATGCGGGGCCGGGACAAAGAGATCCGGGCTGCGGCGATTAAAGGATATTTCCGGTCCAACAGAGTGACCATTGTAAATGAGCCAACATGGGCTCCAGACCTGATTCGAGCTGTTTTGAGGTTTCCGGGGGAGCCGGATGATGAGGTGGACACCTTGGGGCTGATTGGGCGCAAAATCATTCAGACATCAGGCATTCAGGTCCCCAAGCCGCCAAAATCAGAACCGGTGCAAGGCCTTATCATTGAGAAAGACGGTCAGAATCATCTATCATTGGGGTTGAACACGCTTTTTGAAGACCATGAACGGGGACAGAGAAGATGGAACAGGCTGAGGATCGGGTAAAATTCAGTGAACTTTTCCGCAAAAGCTATAACAGACCTGTTCGAGACCCCGACACGGGGGAAAATACAACTGCAGGGAAATTACTTCAAAAACGCCACGGGCAGATAGAGACCCTTTGGGCTAAAGTGCTGAAAAAAGCAGAGGATATGTGAGATGGAACAAGCTGAGGATCGGGTAGAAAGCACCCAGGAAGACCAAGGGACGGTGGAGCCTATCCGGGACGAAGCAGCCTGGTATAAGCATTGGCGCAAAGAGCTGGACGCCGAGAACAAGCGCAATGACCCTTGGCGGAAGAAAGGCGATCGGGTCCAGCAACGATATCTGGACACCCGGGAGAACGCTGGCAACAGGGATAGAGAGTGCGAGTTCAAGATTAACCTGTTCCATTCCAATGTCTTCACGCTCAAAGCCTTCATGTACGGCAGGGTCCCGAAAGCCGATGTTTCCCGCCGTTTTGGCGATCCTAACGACGATGTGGCCCGTACCGCGGCCAACATGCTCAACCGGATGCTCAATACCTCTATTCAAGACTCCGACGATGAGGGCAGCTTCAGTGCGGTAATGCGTGCTAACCTGGAGGATTATTTGGTCCCCGGGATGGGCATCCCCCGGATTCGCTATGAGTACACCGAGCAGATGGGCGAGATGGGACCGGAGCTGGTCCACGAAGACGCCGTAATAGACTATATTCACTGGCGAGATTTCCGCTGGGGGTATGGTCGAGTATGGCAGAAGCTCCCTTGGGTTGGGTATGACGTATATTTGACCAAGAAAGAGTGTACCGAGAGATTCGGCGGGGAGGTGGCCGAGGACCTGACCTATAGACGCCAAAAACTCTCAGATCCAAAATTTGAGTCCGAGAATCAGAATCTGGAAGACCCGGAGAAGACCGCCAAAATCACCGAAATCTGGTCCAAAGATCATAACACCGTGTTCTGGTGGCACCGGGACTATGAATTTATCTGCGACATGAAGACAGACCCCTTAGGCCTGGAGGGCTTTTTCCCTTCACCTTGCCCGATGATCGCCAACGCCAGCACTACGCTGTTCATTCCGCAGCCATTCTTCATGCTGGCCCAGGACCTCTACAACGAGATTGATCAGCTTTCGACTCGGATCAATGTCATCACCAACGCGGTGAAGGTAGTAGGCGTCTTCGACAAGACCTTTTCCAAAGAGCTGTCGGGTATGTTGGAGCAGGGCGTCGAGAATGACATGATCCCGGTGGACAGCTACGCGATGCTGGCCGAGAAAGGCGGCATTAAGGGGGTTATCGACTTCTGGCCGGTGGAGAAGATCGTGGAGACCTTGGATAAGCTGCGCGAGATGCGCCGGGAGGCTATCGAGCTGCTTTACCAGGTCACGGGGCTCAGCGACATCATGCGCGGCGCCAGCGACCAGTACACGGGTGTCGGCACCCAGAAGCTGAAAGCCTCCATGGGATCGGTGCGGGTGCAGTACATGCAGGAGGAATTTGCACGGCTGGGGTCAGATATTCTGACACTGAAGGCCGAAGTGATCTGCAAGCACTTCAGCCCCCAGACAATCCTTCAGCAATCCAACACGCAGTTTAGCTATGACCAGGGGCTGGCGCAGCCTGCAATTGAACTTTTGAAGAACCCTCGGGCGGCACGGTGGAGGGTGGAGGTCAAAGCCGAGTCTATGGCGATGATCGACTGGACCCAGCTCAAGATGGATCGCACCGAGTTCCTGAACGCATTGGCCACCTTCATGCAGTCGGCAGCCCCGTTGCTTGAGCAAGACCCGGCAGCCGCGCCGTTCTTGATGGAACTGCTGAAGTGGGGCCTTGCGGGCTTCAAGGGCGGCCAGGAGATTGAGGCAGTCATTGACCAGGCTATCCAGAAGATGCAGGAGAAGCCTCCGCAGCAGCAGCAGGACCCTGAGCAGGGCAAGGCGCAGGCTGAGATTGCAAAGGTGCAGGCGACCTCTCAGGCCAAGATGCAGGAGAACCAGCAGAAGTTCATGCAGGACATGCAGAAGCAGGCTCAGAAGGCCAGCGATGACATGAAGAAGATGCTGGCGCAGTGGCAGACTGATATGGCTGAATTGAAAGCGTCATTGCAGGCTGATATCATCAGAGAGAGGGTGCAGGCAGACGAAGGTATCCGTCAGGAGAGGGCCAAGCCTAAACCGCAGCCGAGGGCGCAATAGTAATGCATAAGAGAGACCACCAACCTTTGTGCCGGTGCGGGAGTTTTGAGCAATCAAAATACCACGTAAACTGTGACTGCTATCAATGCAAGAATTGTGGTGGGTGGAAGTCGGGCTTGGAGATATTTCAAGAGCAGAAACCTAAACCTAAACCTAAGCCGCAACCGAGGACGCAGTAATTAAATTTTACCAGTCAATACGGGAGATATAGAAATGACTGAAAATGTGAAAACGCTACACAATTCTGATATTTCCGGAGCGCGGAAGAACGTTAGGGATATTCAGGTGTTTGGAGATGGTGATCTGTTCAGATTGATCTCAAAGGCATCCAGTAGAGACGAAGATTGGATGAAGTCAACAAAGGCCATGCAGATCGATGGTGTCGGCTGCATTGTGCAGGTGACGACGCAGCAAGGGTCCAATGTGGCAGAGGCGTTGACATTTGTTCCTGGTGTGCGTATCGAAGGTGATGGAGAAAATCGGCGACTTGTGCGGATATGAGACGACGATACATCCAAGACCCCAAGACCGGCAAACTCCATGAGGTGGGGCGGCAGCAGTTCCAACTTCACCACATCCAGGGTGAAATCGAGCCTTTTAAGTCCCCGATCGACGGCTCATTGATCAACTCCCGAAAAGAGCTTGAGGCCCACAACCGCCGGCACAACGTCACCCAGGACACCTTCAATGGGGCCTATGCCGCCAAGCAAAAAGAGCGCGAGGCTTTCTATTCCACCGATAAATCCTACGATTCCGAGCGGCGTAAAGCCGCCCTCAACTTCTCTTTCGAGAGCCTGCGAGGCTCAAAGACGAAGGGGGAGCTTAAAGAAATGGCGGAACGCTACGCCAAAGACAACTAGGAGAAACTATGAAAGACCAACACGAAAAGATCAAAGGCTACAGAGATTTGTCTCAGGAAGAAATCGACCTCATGAATGAGGTCAAAGAGATGGCAGCCAAAGTGGGTGAATTGGTTGATACCTTGTCCCAAGACAGTCGGCTAGATCAACGGTGGACACACATAGGCGCAACTGATCTTCAAAAAGGGTTTATGGCCTTAACCAGATCGATCGCCAAGCCCGACTTTTTCTAAGTTTTCAAAGTAAACAGGAGCAACCATGGCAGAGCCCCAAGTAGACGACCGCAGAGCGGCATTGGAGGCAGCATTTGACCAAGCCGAGCAAGAGGCTAGTTCAGATCCGGAAGTTGATTCACCTGCTGGAGAAGATCCGGCGCCTGAAGCAGCATCACCTGCAACTGATGGAACACCCCCGGAACCGGGGATTGAAACGGAGGTGGAACCAGCCAAGCCGAGCGAGGAGACTCCCCCAGAACCCGCAAAAGGCGAAGGTGTTGAAACTGCCCAAGAACCGCCAGAGCCGGTTGCAGAACCCCAGTCTGATCTCGTAGCACCGGTAGGATGGCGAGGTGCGGCCAAGCAGAAATGGGCCAATGCTCCGAAAGAGATCCAGGAGGAGGTGATCAAACGGGAACGTGAGATCGGAGGTGCTTTGCGCGAGGCTGCCGAGGCCCGCCAGTTTCAGACTAAATTCCAAGAGACTATCCGCCCGTTTGAATCGATCATCGCCGCCCAGGGGTCTGATGCGCTTACGGCAACCCGCAATATGATGCAGACCGGCGCTGCCCTTGTCATGGGCACTCCGGCGCAGAAAGCGCAGACGGTGGCACAGATCGTTCAACAGTACGGTGTGGACATCGACCACCTGGCTGCGGCGATCGACGGCCAAGCGCCGGCTGAGGGCGCCCCAGGCAACGGTGCCGGGGCTCCCGACCCTGCCATGCAGCGATGGATGCAGCAGCAGCTTGCTCCCGTGCAGCAGCTCATGAGCACTTTGCAGCAACGTGAACAGCAGCAACATCAGCAAATACAGCATGAGGCGGCCACAGACATCGAGACCTTTTCAGTGGACCCAAAGAACGTATACTTCGAGGATGTTAGGGACACCATGGGGGATCTTATGGAGGTGGCCGGCAGGCAAGGACGAGAGTTGTCTTTGCAGCAGGCCTATGATACCGCGTGTAGGATGAATCCTCAGATTGCCCCTCATTTCCAGGCGCAGCAGGGCGCATCGTCGGTTCAAGAGGCCCGAACGGCAGCCGAGCGCCGTGCGGCGGCGGCCAGTAGCATCGCCCCGAGGGCGCAACCGGCCTCGATGCCTGAGCCGAAAGACCGCAGGGAGGCCATCGAGCAGGCTTGGCAGAAAGCCGAGCAGGGGGGTTGACAGATGCACGGGTAGCAGTATATGTCTGAATCTGCTATCTTTTTGATTGAATGAACCGGGCGCCACTCAGAGCATCCAGCGTTCCACATGGAACCCCCAGGACAAAGCCAGAGACCCCTTGGTGAAAGATATGATTACTTTCAACAAGTTACAAGGGGTCTCAAATGGCTTTTCCGAATGTCTCAGATATCGTAGCAACCACGATCGAATCGCGTACCCGGCAGATCGCCGATAACGTCACCAAAAACAACGTCCTGCTGTCTCAGATGAAGATGCAGGGCAACATCAAGACCGCCAGCGGCGGTTCCAAGATCCTTGAAGAGCTGTCCTTCGCTGAAAACTCCAACGCCGGGTGGTACTCGGGTTATGACCTGCTGCCGGTAGGTGTGTCCGATGTGATCTCGGCAGCCGAGTTCAACTGGAAGCAGGCTGCAGTGCCGGTTACCTGCTCCGGGCTGGAGCAGCTCCAGAACGCCGGTCGGGAACAGATGATCGATCTGATCGACACCCGTATGGATGTGGCCGAATCCACCTTGGCCAACCTGATTTCCGAAGGCCTCTATTCGGACGGCACCGGATCTAGTGGCAAGGAGATCGATGGCCTGGACGCCGCTGTACCCGCGAACCCGGCCACAGGCACCTATGGCGGCATTGACAGGGCTACCTGGACCTTCTGGGCGTCCAAAATCGAGTCGGCTACCTTCACCGCGGCCAACATTCAGCAGAGTATGAATGCCTTGTGGGCGAAAACGGTTCGTGGAGCTGATCGGCCCAACTTGGTCGTGTTGGACAACAACCTGTGGGAGTTCTACATGGCGAGCCTGCAGGCGCAGCAGCGGTTCAACTCCCCCGAGGTGGGCGCGCTGGGGTTCCCGGCGCTGAAGTTCATGGGGGACTGCAATGTGGTCTATGACGGCGGTATTGGAGGCTTCTGTCCTGCCAGCACGGGTTTCATGCTCAATACCAAGTACATCAAGTACCGTCCGCATGCGCAACGCAACATGGTGCCGCTGAACCCGAGTCGCCGCTACGCGGTGAACCAGGACGCCGAAGTCCAGATCTTGGCATGGGCCGGCAATATGACCACCCGGGGTGCGCAGTTCCAGGGTCGCCTGGTCAACGTATAGGGTCTAGCAAGGGTGCGGGGGCCGCGATGATCCGTACATGCTCCGCGGGGAGTCGCCCCATTTTTTATTGAGGTGATTATGACTGAGGATTTTGTAGAAGGGTGGAAGGCGGCGAGAGACCATTGGTCTGCGAACCACGGCAGCCTGCCTCCCTACCCGCCGCAGGCGCCTGAAAAGGCTTCTGCACCGATCCCGCCACCCCCCGCACCTTTGGGTGGTGAAGCCTCGGTGCCGGACAACGAAGAGGATTAGATCATGGCCGAAGTAGCCAATCCGAACTATGTTACATTCTTCCAGGATTCAGTGATCACGGCAGCCCGCGCCGCCGAGGTCCCTAACGCTGATTTCGTGGATACCGATGGCAACGGCTGCAACCGTGCGGCCTCCAATTCTCCCGCTATAGGAGTCAATACCGGGGATTACGATCCCAAGGTATCCGACTGGCCAAGGGCAGATGGCTTTGCCATTGGGCAGAATATCGGCACGGATAACGGTGTCCATAACCGGGTAAATACGATCCCGGACGGGAACGACCATGCACTGTTTATCCAAGCGGTAGCCGATGTAGCCCCTGACGGTCAATTCGGTGTTACAGACGCGTTTAACCGCACAGGGAAGACGGTGCCCAACGGCTCCTGGGCTTGGGCGCATGTTCCTGTAGTCTGATGACTGCACGTTTCCAAGGTCTCGTAGACCCGGCAACTGGGTGCGTCCGCATGATCATTCAGAGCACCCAGGAAAGGCCGGCAGATGCGGTAGACTTCCGGGGGATGATCATATCCCCCGCAGGGGATGTGTACGCCATAGCGGACACCGGGCAACCCCGCGTCTTTCAAGATGGTATCGCTATGGAGCCCGACACCGGGCTGACTCTTATTA